CGCATTGACACCAACAACCGCATCATCGAGCGTTGGGTGCAGGTTGACAGCATCTCCGAACAGAACCTTGCCTTCAACGACATTCGCACCACCCGTAAGAAGTTTGAGGTTGATACGCTCGAGAACGACCGCGTCAACCTCATCTTTGGTGATGGCGACTTCAGCGATGTCCCTCAAGGGCTGTTCCGCTTCTGGATGCGTCAGTCGGCTGGAAGAAGCATCGTCATCCAGAAGAACCGCATCGTCAACCAGCCGATGTCGTTCGCATATACGGGCAGCACTGGCAACACTGAGACCTGCTCGCTGACCTTCAGCCTCACCAGTACGCTTCAGAACGGCTCAGCAGCCGAGAGCATCGAGCACGTCCGCCGCTCGGCCCCTGCGACCTACTACTCGCAGAACCGCATGGTGAACGGCCAGGACTACAACACCTACATGTTGAAGGACCCAACCATCCGTCGACTCACTGCCATCAACCGCACGTTTGCTGGTCAGCCGAAGTACATCGACTGGAACGACGCATCAGGAAAGTATGAAAACGTCAAGCTGTTCGGTGACGACCTTTCAATGCGCTACACGATCGGTCTCAACTCACAGACCACCTCAGTAAGCGGGCGAGCCCTGATTGACAGCGTCATCGAGCCGCTCCTCAACTCGACAGGTCTCATCAACATGATGCTTCACCTGTCGGCAAGCGACCCTGCAACCGCAGGTGTTGTGAGCCCGCCACGTCGCAAGTTCATCGAGGATAACCGAGGTGGCATCTACTTCGATGGCAGTGGAAACCTTGTCAGCCTCATCTCGAACGTTACCGCAGACGGTTCGCTGAAGGAAAAGACCGCCATGCAGGGCTTCATCGACCGCCACTGGTATGGTGAGCCTCTCAGCACAGTCGTTCTGCCAGACAACACCGTGCTGGGCGTTATTCCAGATCCTGATCTGTTCCCGAAAGATGACAGCCGAATCTACCAGGACAACCTTCCTCGCACCGTTGACGGAGTCAACAAGTTTCCGCCAGGAGATATCGGATCTGGACTGCAACCGATTGGTGTTCAGGACTACTTCGCGCTTCGCTACCACCGCTACACGAAGGCAATCGGTGATGGCACCATCTCGCTTTCAACGACGACAGTTCCTTCGGACTATCTCACCGGAAAGAATGAGGTAATCACCATTGAGGTGCAGGCAGACGGACTTACGATAGCCGTACGAAGCAATCTCCGCGGCACATTTGAAAGCGGTACGGTTGGAGAAGAATACCTGTTCCAGCCTCCAGGCTTGGCAACAAGCATTCCGTTTTTCACGGTAAATCAAGGCGCCATCGCGTTTGAACCAGGCGATGCGTTTGTCATTGACCTAAGTGACACCGGCGCTGTCACTGTCCGTCTATTCCCAGCGATCAGCGAGAACAAGATAAACCTGAATGGTTGGTGGCAGCTGCTGCGTTCAGATGAACTTCCTGACTACACGGCGGGCATTGTTGACAGTGAGTACTTCGAGCAGAAGTTCAACACTTCTACACAGACCACTCCAGATGATCTGCGCCAGCACTCTTGGCTGATCTTCGTGAGAAAGATCAAGCAGCAGCCAACCAACACGGTGATTGGTTATGAGGTCCACAGTCGAGAGCTGAAGCTTGTAGTTGAAAGCCCAACCACAAAGTTCTGGTACAACTCCGCAGAGCAGATCATTGACAGCGAGACCAAGAAGAGGGTCTTCGACAACATCAAGATTCTCCGCTCCAACGACGACTTCAGCTGCCAGAAGATGACTCAAACTCAGGTGTATGACGTCGTGGGCCCAGTGATTGGAGATGACGGCGTCATTGATGTCAACCAGCTCGAGATTATGCCGAGTGATCTTCTGAATGAAGATGACAGCGGCAACCTGATTCCAGACCGCATTCTCCAGTTTGAGAACTTTGCAGGCAATGGAGCTGGCGGAACCTCATATGAGTACTTCATTGTTGGAGCACCAGAGGTCGTCTTGGATGGCGCGCAGCTTGTCGCTGCACAGGCAGCCTTCAACGATCCCGTAGTTGCACCACCAGGTTCTCTCGCTGCCTACGATGATTCCACCGGTACGTGGTATGGACGCAGGCTGGCAATGGACGGGAAGAAGTGTGAGGTTGATTCCACTGGTCTCGACTTCATGTGGTCTCACTTCTCACCATTCACCAACATCGTTGATCCTTCCGTTACCAACATTCACGACCTCTACCTGATGACTCGTGGCTACTACGACAGCGTCATCAACTACGTGCGAGGACTGACATCTATTCCAGCAACCCCGCCGACACCGCTCGAGCTTCGCAGCAGCTACGGATACCTGCTGAACAATAAGATGCTGTCAGATACAGTGGTGCTGCACCCTGGTCGCATTCGCCTGTTGTTTGGGAACAAGGCTGAGCCACAGCTTCGTGCCAAGTTCAAGGTTGTTCGTCAGCCTGGTGCGTCACTTACCAATGAGCGCATCAAGGAAGAGATCATAAGCGTGATCAACACCTTCTTTGACATCGACAACTGGGACTTCGGTCAGACGTTCTACGCTACCGAGCTGATCACTCTGATCCACCAGCGTCTGCCTGCAGACGTTGCATCGGTTGTGCTGGTACCGGTCTACAGCACCAACTCCTTCGGTTCGCTGTTCACCGTAGAGAGCGGTCAGGATGAGATTCTTCAGTCAGCTGCAGAGCTGTCTGACATCGAGGTTGTTGAGGCTCTTACGCCTACGGTCATCAGGCAGTCACGATGAGAGTTGTGGAGCTACTTGAGAATGATGATTCACTTGAGGAGTTCAAGCAGCTTCTGCAGTTGAGGGCTACCGAATCAAAGATTTCCATGGTCACTGCTCAAGTGATTTTGAACTGGATGAACTCGAGAGGTTACAAGTTCATTTTTAGCGATGGGAAGACTGCAAGAAAGGGATATGAGCCAGTAGGCCGACCCTATTTGAAGATCAACTCAAGTACCTGGAAAAATAAAAGCTGGCGCTCAGGCAAGGGGGCAATGGAGCGTGGCTACGCTTATACCTTTCTGCGTGATGCAGGCTACAAGGTAGCAGGGTGGGAATCTCAGGTTCGAGACGGTATCAATGATGCCGAACTTCCATGGTTAAAGAGGGCAGGCAACACTCCACACCTGTTCTTCTGGTAAAGATGACCCGGAGGGGCTTTTGCCATGGTCATAAATACAGCATCACAAGCTGGAATGACCTATGGCACAGAAGCTGGATTTCACCATCCCATTTAATGACCTCCGTCAGTACGTCCCTCAGAACCTGAGAAACACCGTCGTTGACGGGTTGCTGGACAACCTGTTCAATAGGTTCATGACGCACGATGAAGCGGTGCCTCTGTATGGGTACATCGGTCGAAAGCCATCTTCGTCTGAAGATAAAACGCCGCGCATACCGCAGCTTACCGTAGAGCGTGACATCAATGCGGTCACCCCTGTTTTGAACTTCAAGGTCGGCAGCGAGCGCTTCTCATTTACCGTCCAGGACATCATCAACAAGGCCGAGCTTGTCGGCATCTCTGATGACCAAAGCTGGCTCTACTCTCAGGGCAACAACTTCAAGCCGCCTGTAGACTTCGACAAGTTCACGAACTTCTTCAACTACTACTGGGTTGCAAAGGCACTCGACTCCACCCCTGAGATGGCGTGGAACCCAGAGAAGCTGCCTGAGTACTACGTCATTGAGCGCCCGCAGCCTGGTGACTTGGTGAAGCTCAACGTTCAGGCTTCAACAAGCGCCACGGACCAGTACGTTCTCACAGGCAGTGGCTTCATTGATCAAGTCTTCACTGTCAACTTCCTGACCAGCAACACCTTCACAATCACGCCTTCTGCCTCGCTTCAGGGTCCTCTTGGTGCCTATGTCCCAATCAACGAGGCAGCCACCTTCTACACGCTTCCGACGCTGTCAGCTGGACTGACTAACCCACCAGATGATGAGCAGACATTCGTGTACGAGGTGACTGGTCCAGCAGGCACCTTCAGGCTGCTCGAGTTCAAGATCACGCGAGAGCCAACGTTTGATTCTTTCAGCAACCACACCGGCTACATCGAGTACGCATCAGGCGATCAGATTGAGATTGACACGACCTACCTGTCGCTGACCTACTTAGTCAACTTTGCTGGCTCGCTGAGTATCAAGCCAAAGCTGGGCGGTGTGAAGACTCTCAACCAGTATCAAATCATCGATGGCGTACAGCTGCGCGAAGGCGACCGCGTTCTTGTACAAGGACCGCCTGCCATCAGCGGTATCTACGACGTCAGCGCTGGAGAATGGGTGCGCTCCGCCGACTTTGACGTGGGCACCTGGTCAGTTGACGCCGAGGTCTTTGCGGTTGATGGCACGGTGAATGGTGGAAAGCGCTGGAAATCATCAGGTGCACCAGGTGCTTGGTCCTGGACCCAAGTTGGCACCACCAGCAAGACGAATGACTGGCAGGAAGGCAACCTGTGGGTAAAGTCGTCTGATCTTGATGCGCTTGGAATTGACAGATCGCTTGTAATCCA